TTGATGTTTATATTCTGGGATCTGCTGACCGATAAACCAGCGAGCTGATTGAGCTCTTTAATCGCTGACACAGCTGCATTGAACTGGCCATTCTCGTAAGCGCTCTCCATCACCTTCCACAACATCGTGCCAGTCTTTTGTGGAGTGATCGCATACTTCTCTGCTAATTCATCTTGCTTGATCCGAATGGCCTTAACCACGTTCGGAAAGTTCTTACCATTGAGCAGCTTGCCTGCGCTTGCACTTGGAAACTGATACCCAGCTTTCCTGGCAGCCTCAGTCATACCACATGCACCTTCGGTGTAATGCCACACAAAGCTGGCCTGCATTTCAGTCAACCCGTGTTCATCATCCTTCTCAAACTGAGTCGGAGCGTTCGTGATCTTCTGATCTTCCTTTTTCTTTCTGGGCATAATCTCTCCTATTGTAAACCAGTGTAGAGTGTAGAGTGCATAGCTGTTCTATTATACCTATTATGTAACGCGTAAGAGGCCATTCTTATAGCCAATACTAATAATAATATATATATATACACTATACCCTTATATATAGTAAAGACAGTAGTAGCAAGGGATTGAGCCAGTGCATAGTAAATTTTACTATACCCTTTGCTATACCCTTTTTCGCCTTTATTTGCCATTGATGTGCTTGTCAGCAATAATCACAGCCAGGCCGACCAGAACAATCGAGCAAGCCAGGACTAAAAAAAAGGTCACAGCTACACTGCATAAAATAATCTTAATCGTCTCTAATATCATCGTCATTTACCTTATATTTGTTCCAATATCCAGGATCACCTGGTCGAATTGATTTGTAGACCAGCTTGCGATTGAGCAGCATTTCATACAATTGCTGTTCGACTTCTTTATATGTCGGATCATCTTGATCCATCTGGAGATCTATTTGTATTCTTATCATTTAAAATAAACCTCGCTCTTTTTGTGCTGCTTCTACTCTGGCACATGCTATCTCGAAGTATTCCTCGCTCATTTCAATACCTATGAACTTGTAGCCAGACATGATTGCCGCCTTACCCGTGCTCCCACTGCCCATAAATGGATCAACTATCACCCCACCTTTCGGTGCGACCAGGCGACATAAATAACGCATCAACTCCGTTGGCTTAACTGTTGGGTGATTGTTTTTTGCTGGAGCTTTTTCACTTCCAAACTTTCCAGATGTAGAGTTTACATCTTCTAAATAATCTCCAATACCACCACCACCACCTGTTGTTTGTTTAACAGAAAACTTATCCAACCCCTCATCTCTATCTTTTTTACTTGCTTTCGCACAATAGAAATAACGAGCTTTGTCCTCAAATATCTCTTGCACTTCCTCAGATCCATCGTGCATGACATTAGCTGGAAATCTTCCAGTAGCTGTTGTTTCTGTACCAACCCGACACCCATCTATGTTAATCCCACCAGTACCATGCGCTAACACATTCTCAGCTACACTGCCTTTAAATGGTTTCCTAGCCACAACGATTGGCTCATGTGCTGGCTTAAGTGCTGTTCCCCAGCCTTCCCACTCGCTGTTGCCCTTAGTTATCACAGCATTATCTTTTAAACCACTTTCATATACTGTTTTTTTATGTGATTCAGCAGATCTTGAATTTGGGTTTTTACCTACAACCTCTCTTTCATTTCCTTGCAACTTATCTACAGCCTTACCTATATTATGAGACTTGGGAAAGCCACTGCCATAAAGCCACATCAACTGATCTCTTATCTCGAACCCTGCGTCCTCTATAGGAATAGCGCCTCGGTGATAAGTGCGTGAGCCAAAGAATGATAAAAGATGTGCACCAGGCTTTAACACATCATGTATTTGCGTCCAAATATCTACACCTGGAACATCATAATCCCACTGCTTGCCCATGAACGATAGGCCATACGGCGGATCTGTTACACAAGCGTCTATATCTTTCAGTAAAGGCAAGACATCTTTACAATCAGCACAGTACAAGGTGGCATCGCCTATTTTTTTCATTTGTTTAATCATTGAACTTACTCGCGTAATCTGTATAAGTATCACCCTCAGCTGCGCTGTAATCCAGATCATAGATCTTCTTGCCATTGGATCGTCTAGGCTCGATGCCCTTTCCGTGTAAGACACGGGCCGCTTCTTTGAAGTCTGGCATCCTAGGTGACTTGATTCCAAGATCGCGCAAGAGCTTTGTCATTTGCACAGGCTTGGCATGTTCGCTACCAAAGTCTACATGCTCCAGGATAAGATCCTCCACACTCGACTGAGTTCTATATTGCTCGTTGCTATCTTGCAAGAGCTCACGCTCATCTGGTGATAGAAACCAGTTTTTTTGTCCTGGCACATACATCGTCTCTTTTATCTGCGCCCAGAGCTGCTGCATGTTGACACCGTGATTGACATTAATATCTCTGACTGCGAGTACCCAGAATCTTCGATTGCCCGACGTATCCGTCAAGAACTCGCGTGCATTAACAGAAGCGTAAAACGCTGTCCTTCGCTGATAGGTCGTAAACGCCCGATCATAGGGTAGCCTTAGTTCATCTGACTTAGATGTAACAAAGGCCTTGAGCTGATCTATGTCGGACTTCTTGAAGGTAGACTCAATCTCGCCTAACTCTACAATCCAATGACTAACCGCTCTCTTCACAGAGTCCTTGTCAGAAGGATTAAGCGTTGCACCCTCTAAGAGCCAGCCTTTATTGTAATCACATAGTCGCTTGAACCATAAGGTCTTACCGAGTCCTTGTGCTCCCTGCAAAACGAGGATGCCTTCGAGTTCAACGCCATTTGTTTCATAGGCAGCTGCTACACAGCTAATTAACCATTTCTTTAATAACATATCTCTAAGCTGCGCGGATTCCTCTGTAGTCAGCGAATTTAAAAAGTCTGGGAGTCTGTCCTGGCCATCCCAGGGGACCGAGTCGATCCATTCTTTGACGGGATTATATTCTCTGGCTAATACTTTAAGATAGTCGCGCACCTTAGTGTGTGGGATCCCCATATTAATACAACGATCTTCGATCTCAATCAGACTGGCTTCCTCGTGCATATCTGCAATGAATTTCATCTGCGGTATATCTATCTCCATCTTTTTCTTAATGACGTTATAGCGAACATCCACGTTATGTGTTTTCAACACCCCGCCAATATTGTCCTTTGTGTTCAAGAAGCGTCCGCTTGCTGATCGCACAAAGTCAAATTCAATCGGTACGTCTAATGTTTGTAGGACCACCTCGCCTTCGACGACAGCAACTTCGTTTTTATGGTCGTTGTAATCGCCTTTCGTTTCTGGCATTTGGACTTCGGCGTATCCGCCCTTCTTATTGATAAAGGCTGCCGCCTTCATTGCTTCCTTCTCACCTGTTTTACTATCATCGTTATCAGCGACAAAGACGTGTTTGTGATTGGGAAAATACTCGTACATCACCTCTGCGACAGGCGATAAGTTATAAGCATCAAACGCCACGACCACTGGCTGTGAGCGATCAGCGTATATAGATGCAGCAGTGGCATAGCCTTCTGCATAATTGAGTGTATCTGTACTATTGAAGATCTCTCTGCCGAGAAGAAAAAAGCTACCGCTTTTTTTAGAACCAGTAAGAAAACGCTTAGATCCATCGCCCGCAATAAACTGTAGACCAACGATAGTGCCCTGCTTGTCTTTTAAAGGAATAACCAAGTTGTCATGTTTATCTTTTTTAAGGCCATAACTAAGGACCTGTTTATTTTCCAGGTATTCATGCTTCACCACATCATCACAACCCGCCCAAATAGACTGCGAACGCTCTGCGGCCTGCGTATATTTTTCAGCTGTCTTGACCTCAGCGGCACGGCGTAATTCCTCGATCTCCGCCTTCTGCTCTTTGGTCATACGATACTTCTTACTATTCTCTGGCTTCCAAGTTGCTGTGGGTTGATCCGTGCTGACACGGTAGTCGCCAATTCTGCCATAAGGTAGACTCTGATCTAACCAGGCTTGATACCAACCCACCAGCTTCCTTTGGTTACCAATGTTGATGTAAGCTCGACCAATTGAGCCATCGGTAACCAATCCCTTATTGGGATCTGGTTCATAGCCATTTGTGGCTAGGAAATCTCTAAACTGTGATGTGTAATCTTTGGTAAATGGGGTTTCAAAATTCTTATTGTTTGGTCGCTTTATTTTTAATGACATCAATCATCCTTGTTTTTTGTTGTTTACTTCTTTTATAAAAGTGTATAGAATATTACCCAAGTTTATGATAATTTGCAAACACTCGGAGGAAAATTAATTATGAGTTTAACAATTAGTAGCGACGGTAGCGGCGATAGCTTACCAAAATTACAAAAGGGTATCTACACAGGTACCTGTTTTCGTATCATTGATCTGGGAACGACTGATCAAGAATACAAAGGTGTCAAAAGTAAAAAGACCAGAGTACACATTACTTTTGAAATCACCAAGGCCCTGGATCCAGAAACCAATGAATGTAAGATGCAAGACGACAGGCCCTTTGCTGTGTCTAGGACTTACACTGCATCCTTATTCGAAGCAGCTGCTCTTAGAAAGGACCTGGAGAGCTGGAGAGGTAAAAGTTTTACCGAAGAAGAACTGGGAGGTTTTGACATAAGTAAACTCCTTGGTTGTACTGCAAGAATAGAAGTTGGCCATACAGCTCCGACTGAATTTTCAGAAGGTGGCAATCCAAAGATTATGAACCTGCAAAGACCAGACGGTGGGATCCAGGTTGTAGAAACATTCAATGACAAACAATCGTTTGACATGGATCTATATTGTAATGAGTTTAAAGGTAAATCCTCACCAGAAACCAAAGCTATGTGTGATATCTTTGATTCACTACCGCCTTGGCAACAAACGGATATTGAATCCAGCTATGAATACAAAGCAGCAGCTGGCGATTCTGACGAACCCTCAATGAATGAGGAGCTAGGAAGGTTGAATGACCAAGCAGCAGCTGAAACAAACAGCGCCGATTGGGACGACGATGAGAAGAAAACAATCACAGAAGACGACATACCGTTTTAACAATTTTTGATGGGTAGCACCTCCGTACTTCTCACGATCTCAACCCCCTAAAAAGTTGAGATAGCTACCCATCAACTCTGATTATGTATAAAGACAAAGCAAACCAAATAGCAGACCTCCTGGACATCAAAGGCAACGCCTACAATAGTCCAGAGGCCTTCTTTAATCAGCTGTCCAAAACCTGGAGCGCACTGCTTGGCATGGAACTAACGCCATCGCAATGCTGCGCTATGATGATCGCGTTTAAATCATGCCGTATCGTCAACAATCCAGGGCATGAAGATTCAGCTGACGATCTGGTCGGCTACAGTTTGATAATGACTGAGCTAACCAAAGACGAACATTTATTTTAAGGAGCGACAATGAAACCAGGAATATATGAGGACATACCTTATGAAGAGTATGCAGCAATCCCAGCCTTTAGATCTCACGATCTTACCTCGGTCATAAAATGCCCGTACAGCTGGAAGAATAGAAAAGAAATGGTCCAGACTCCAGCGCTCCTGGAAGGCCGAGTACAACACACGGTGTTCCTGGAACATCATAAGTTTGATGAAGAGTTTGTGATCATGCCAAAGTTTGATCGCAGAACCAAAGCTGGCAAAGAAGAGTATGAAGACTTTATGGCCACTGCTGGAGATAAGACTGCGATCACCCAGGACATGTACGACGTTTGTATGGAACGTCGAGAAGTCGTTGCCGACTATATTCCTAAAGAAGATCACAGAGCCGAGCTAACTTTAGTTTTTGAATTACACGGCCATCCCTTTAAATGCAGATTGGATTGGTATGATAACCAGGATGTTTGGGATCTTAAAACATGTCGTGATGCTTCACCTCGTGGCTTTAGACAAGCGATTAATGGGTTCAACTATCACATGCAAGCAGCACTATATGTCGACGGTTGTAGAGCCTCTGGCTTGCGAGCTGACGGATTTAACTTCTTGGCCCAGGAAAAACAATTTCCTTATCCTTATGGAGTCTATCGTTTATCAGATGAAGCGCTTGTTTATGCACAAGCTAAGAATGAACAGGCCTTGGATCTATTGCTCAGATGTAAAGAGCAGGATGATTTCAAACCCTACAACCTGGAAGGGATCCAGACTGTAGAGTTATCGGATCTTTATTAGTTTAAGTGAGCTCCCCAGTAAATACCGATAGGACTTAAACCGTACTTTTTAGCATCATGGTTATGCCAAGCACCGTCTCTGATATTGTGCTCTAAGTGCATAACCTCTCTGCCGTCTCCCCACTTGATCGTTACATAACCATCTTTGTGGTTGGCAATCACTCTGCCTTTGTCGATTGGAATACCAGCTCCCCAGTATCCCGTTACTTTTGCGTCAATCATTTTACGCCACCTCCTTTATTATAATTTTGGCTTTTTTGTCACCAATTATTTTTCTAGCTCTGTTAATAGCTTTTCTGTCAGTTCCACAATTCATGTTGTGAATTTGAATATAGTTGCCATGCTGAGGCAAGTCCTCAAAGTTAAACCAGCCGTTACCATGTGTTCTAATTACATAATCCATTACGCCACCTCCTCTATTTTGTGTTTTTTAGCCAAGGTATCACCCCTAGCCATATCTATTAGTTGCAGTACCTTTTCTCTGTCCAGGCTGTCACCACCACTCCAAAGATTTGGAAACAAATCTATATACATTTTTGTGTATTTAGTCGCCTCCCTTTTGGTCATTTTATAATGTCCTTCAAAACCGCCCTTGCCATACCATTCCATTAAAAAATTAATGAATGTTTCAAAATCTCTCACTATGCACCTCCGTTTGCTATTTCATAATCTAGTTGTAAAAGCTCCAAGATCTCAGCTGCGATATCCGCATATCTTTTTCTGTAGATCTCTTGGCCCTTCTCGTTACCACAACCAAGCCAAAGATTTAAAGTAATCTCTGCATCTTTGGTTAGTTGATCTATAACAGGTTTAGTATCTTTAATAATCATAATCCCTCCCTTGTATAACCAAGGTAGTTGTAAACACCCTTGATTCTTTTTCTTAATAATCTTCTCACCTCTTCCAACTCTTTTTCAGTACAATCTAATGTGCCGTCATAGTTTTCAAGACCTTCCTCCCAGTATCCCTCAAGCAATTGATCCATTTGGTTCAGTATCAATGTCTTGGCATACTTGTTTGGAGTTATTTTTTCGTCACCCCATTTCAACATTACGCCACCTCCTTTTCTTTGTTATTAATTAAAATTCCCACATAGATATAATGCCACAAGTTGCAACTATTTGCAACTGTTTACACACAATAATAACAGTTATTTTTTAGTCTAAATAATGGAATAAATCGACAGTTCTTTGCTTGTCGCAAAGCCAGAAAACCAAGAGATATCTATCACCGCTTTCAACAGGTAGACCTTTATGCAAGTTATTAAAACTTGGGAACATAAGTGCATGGCCAGTAGGTAAGGGTGGGACCTCACCGTAATTATGAAACTCAGTGCCGCCGCCTTTATACTTGCCAGTATTTAGTGGGACCACGACTGATATATCTGCTGATTCATCGTGATGCCAGGCACCTTGTTTTTTGTCTTTTAAATTATAGTTTGCAATCTGTATGCTTGCAGGATCATGGCAGTCTCTTTGCCATACTGCATTGAAGATAGGATTCAGAACTGTTTGAACCACAAACCACATAGTTCGATACAGCTCTGGCACTTGTTCTTTTAAAACAATCTCTGGGATCTGACGGTAAACATCTTCATCCTCATTGCCCTGGAACCCTATTTCTTTTTTCATGTGTTCGATCTCTCTGATCAAGAGCGTGCAGAAGTGTCGGCGAAATAATGGAAACCTGTAGATTTCTGGATAGATCTTCTTTACAACATCATGTATAGGTGTTTTGCCCATATCTTCTAGGCCATTTGCGGAACGATACTTAATAATCTGCGGCATGCTTTCCTCAACCGCTTGTTGAGTCTTGTGATTAATCATCCAGTTGGACTGCATGCTTAAGAGGTAATCTCTAAGTTTGTACATGGTTTTTAGTATATCAGATAAAAACTAATAATTTCTTGTATATTTGTGTAAATTTTTATAGAATATACCAAACGAAACATACACTATGTATTAAACGGAAATATAAAATGAACAACGAAGGCAAAGAAATTAGAAAAAGTTTAGCGGTGGATCCAGCTACTTATGATCTATTAAATGAGATCTGCCAGACCGAGCACAGATCTAAAATAGATCAGCTTAAAGTATTAATACAAAAAGAACACAAAAGATTAGCTGCAATAAGTGAACATGAAGATATTTAAAACCATGGCTAAGAAACAAAAACAAGTACCACAATCTTACAGGCCAGTCCTGGAAGCTCAAGAAGTTATAGATCTATTCAGTAGATTAACACTGCATCAACAAGCTGCTCTTATGAGACTTATCTCCAGGAACCTGGAAGTAGAAGTAGGTGATGAAAAAGTAATGGGATATGATCTTGATTACGAAGTAGTCGGAGCTGTAATCCTAGCCTCAGAGTCTTAAACTCTTTTTTTCCTAGCAGTCTTAGTCCTAGCAAAAGATCTGTTTGCACTTTTTGACATAGATCTTAAATTACCATTTTTATTATTTAACGGATTGCCGTCTCGGTGGTGTATATCTTTGCCATCACCCTTTTTTGCTTTGCCATTAGCAACAGCAAGTCGCCTGGCTTTATTTCTTGAAGATCTTTTTTTTATTTGTTCTGGTCGAGAATGATAGTTAGCATACTCTTTTGCGTAGTCCCTGGCCATTAACCTAAGCTGCCAATACCGCCCATGTCGCGCATAGCTATTTCTCTGTCTTTTTCATTGGGCAAAATAGATGGTGACATTACAATTTCTGGATCACTTACCCGTGGTGACTCAAAAGAAACTATTTGATCTGCTAATTGAACGTCTGGTAAAAGTTTGCCAGAAATCTCTGCATTTGAAACCTCTCTAAATGCTTGTTCATTTGGAGCTGGCGTAGTTACTGGAGGCACGTTGGCCGCATTTCTGTCTTCAATTGGCTCAATGGTTTCAAATTGCATGCCATCAATAACAGCTCTGACCTCATCTCTAATCTCTGGATTCAGCTCGTAAATTTGATATAGCCTTCTTACATGTTGTCCAAAACTACTCGGATCATAGGCTGCTTTTTCTAATCCTTCGGATAGCCAACCAACAAAGTTTTTGTTAGTCATTAATTTTGCACTTGCAAAAGGCGCAACTAAAGCACCCAACCCAAAATCAAAACTTGTAGCGGCACCACCCAAGCCTCCTAAAAATAAAGCAGAAGTATTTAACACTCTTGCTGTACCACTTGGATTTGCCATTTGCTGTGCTGCTACACCAATCTTATCAATAGTAAACACCAGGTTATCTAGTTCTGGTATTAACTCTTCGTATTCTGTACCTTTAAATAATGCTTCCTTGGCCTCTTTACTTAAAGAGTTCCAATTGGTCATAAACCTTTTTGGAGAAAAGCCTTGCTCTGCTATATATTCTGCGCCCTCTTTAGCTACACCTTCTGCTCCTAGCTCTACACCCTGGCCTAAACCTGGAGTCGGCATACCCATTCTGCCTAGCATGTAACCAGAAATAGCATCAAATTCTTCTGGTTTTAACATAGACTTAAGTTTTATAAGATCTTCACCACCATCTTTAGCTCCAGTTAAAACATATTTAAGGGCCTTGTTTGCTGTCACATCACCCTTAGCAAGAACATTATCAATAAATGTTATACCGCCTTGTTTGTTTGTATTTTTATATACAAATTTATTGGCATCTTCAAATAATTTTTTAGCGTTTTCGTCGCCTGCGGTTTCAACAAGATCATGTAAGTCTTTAGTTATATAACCATAAAGCTCTTTCATTTTTGTTCCAGTAGCATCAAGTTTACCGCCAGCTGCTGTAGCCGAGGACAAATTTTCTCTAAGGTAGGATCTAAAGTTTTTTAACGTGTTGTAGTTTAAAACTCCAGCGTCTGCGTCGGACATCAACTTGGCTGCCATTTCCATAACAGGTTTTAGTGTTTCTTCACCAGTAGCAGTTTTTGAGTCTACTAAATATTTTTTTATAAATTCTTGTGTGTGTTTGCCTTGTGAAGATACATCTGGTGATATGTACTGATTAACCTTGTTATACATTGCAGAAACATCATTGGTATATCTTGTTCTAGCAGCTCTTGCAGAGTTCATAAGCGATAGGCCAGCTTCGTCTGTAGTTCTTACACCACCATATTTTTTTGCTAATTCTTTTGCAAAAGTATCTATTTCAAAAATAGTTTGAGCTGCATTTTGGTGCATAATTTTTGTTGATGTCGGCATTGCAGACAAACTTGACTCAATTAAATTTAGTGTCGGATTACTTGTAATTTGTCCTGCTGTTGGATTTGTAATACCAACCGAATCAAAGGCCTCTTTTGTTTGTTGAGCAGCAGGCGAAGCACCCCCTGTCATATATCTTATTGGTTGGCCACCTACATATTTAATACCTTGCCAGGTCTTACTTAATATTGGTCCACCCGCAGCATTAAAAGTAGCTGTTTGTGTAAAGTCCAGAGAGCGATCACCAAGATTTCTGGTATCAACCGTTTCACCAAATACATCTGCAATACCTATGTACAGCTCTCTCATTGTTGCGCTGCCAAGTCCTTCACCAGCAATAAATCCAGCAGTACCACCAGCAATAGTACCACCGCCAGGCATAGCAAGAGAACCAGCACCTGCGCCAGCAACACCGCCTGCAATACCTCCACCAATAGCACCGACTGTTTCTGCTACCTCTGGGCCAGCATCTAAAAAGTCTCTGCCAGTAGGAACTGGCACGCCTAAAAACTTAGGATTAAATTCATCATACAAAGTTAATATATTGGTTTGTGGATCTGTAAATACAAAATTACCATGTCCCATTTGCATAGCACCATTTTGTGGATCAAAGTCTTCAATACGCATAGCATCTGGATAATATTGACGCAAAGT